ATACCAACGGCCTAACAACTGTATACTATCCAACATTTGTTGAAAATAGAACTACCGGACAAACTGTTAGAGCCGATGTTGATTTATCATATAGAACAGATACAAATACACTGACCGTTCCAAATATAGTCGGTAGCTTAACCGGTAATATCTTTACTTCATTAATTGATTCTGCAGATTCATCAGCAATTACAGTTACCCCTGCTGTGATATTCAGTTCAGATGTTAATGTTGAAAATGAATTGTATATTCAAAACAGCAGAGTTATTAACTTAACAACATTACAATCTGTTGTGGCGGCATCAAGTAGCTTTGCAGATTTCCAATCACGTATAGCAGCACTATAATAGAGTAAATATAAAAAGAGAGCGTAGATCATGACAGTACAAACAATAAACATAGGTAATATCGTTAATGACGGGTTAGGTGATGACCTGCGCACAGCATTTCAAAAAGTCAATACTAACTTTTCAGCACTCGATGCCGAACTCACAGTATCAGCATCAAACATCGGAAATGCCGGGGATGGGGTTGGATTATTCAAACAAAGAACTGGCGGTACCTTAGAATTTAAAAGACTTAAAGAAGGTGCAGCTGGTATCCAGATCGATGAATACGATACTCATCTAGAAATTACAAATACCGCTACTGATAGATTCACTAGGTTTGATACAGATTCTGGCACAGTCATAGCTGCATCATATCCAGTGGTAACACTCGAAGGGTATCCAGCACCTAACTCAGTTTCAGGACAACAAGATATCGAAGTTACAGCTTTGGGTAGTTCAGTAAGATTCAAAACTGTAATTCCCGTAACTGATATCTTAACAACCTACGATTTTGGTTCTATCAACGGTACGTTCAACAATGCAATGCAATTTGCATTCACTTGGTCCAATATAGATTTTGGAGAAATAGAAAATCCATCAACTGTTGGTCTAGACTGCGGCAGCATCTAAGGTAGAAAAATGATAACCTGGAACACGCCTCGAGGCAACCTAGGAACAAAAAAAGAACGAGAAATTGCGTCTATTACATTAGATGCAGTATCGAGCGTTGGTTCTGTTTCTTATAGTTTAATTGCTGGGTCATTGCCAAGGGGTCTAAGACTTGTAGGGAACCTCATCAAGGGAAGTCCCACAGAAGTCAAAGCATACACTACCAGTCGATTTGTTATTCGAGCACAAGACTCCGAGGATCTAGAAGATAGAACGTTTAGCATATCGGTAGACGGAGCTGATGCTCCAACATGGGTAACCAAGGAAGGATACCTACAGGTTGGCTCTGAGGAAGCATATTTTGTTCTCGACAATAGCAGAATAAACTTTCAATTAGAAGCTTACGATTCAGATGTTATAATTGGTGACGAACTAGAATACTATCTAATGCCCATGGGCGGACAACTTCCACCGGGCTTATCTCTTTCCAAAGACGGTATCATTTCTGGATTCACAGATCCTATTTTTTCCGTTGACTACAACGCATCGTTAAATGGCGGTTATGATACTGGTTCGTTTGATGTTACTCCTATTGATTTTGTAGAGGCACGCTCTAACGGTTTTGATGATTATTACTATGATAATGTAACCTACGACTACAGCGAGCCTAGTCGTACTCCTAGACGATTAAGCAGAAGCTATGCATTTGTTGTTGCTGTTACCGATGGGGCAAATATAGTAAGACGCAGTTTTAAAATCTATGTTGTCACCGAAGAATTTTTAAAAGCAGATAACAGCATTGTTCAAGTAGGTACCGGAGTCTTTACCGCAGATGCATCAGCATATCGAGTTCCACTTTGGGTCACTGATAGCAATCTTGGTCGATATAGATCTAATAATTATATAACATTAATACTAGATGTTTATAATCCCCCAAGCCTTCCAGGTACGATAACTTATTTTCTACTACCAACTAATCCCGACACTACACCAAGCACTCCCCCGCCGGGTTTGGAATTTGACAGTACCACAGGAGAGTTAGCGGGACGAGTTCCCTACCAATCTAAAATCAGTCAAACATATTCATTTACTGTTGAAGCTGTAAATTTTCCTTCTACACTATACGAATCTAATTACACATTAGTTGGCAATTGGAACTCTGCTACTAATTATGTTCCAAACCAGGCTGTGAGGTATCTCAATTACATTTATATTTGTTTGGTAGGCAACAGGGCTGTGCTTCCAACTAATACCACTTACTGGACACTTGGAGTTTCGAGTGCAACAAAAACATTTAACATAGAGCTAGTTAGCGAAATCGAAAGTGCGATTTCTTGGGTGTCGGATGAAAATCTCGGTTCAATAAAACCAAACCAACCAAGTCAACTTTTTGTTGAGGCTGAAACAATCGTTTATGGTGGCAGGGCTACATATAGAAAAGTTTCAGGAAACCTTCCTGTAGGAATAGAATTCTTATCTAATGGAAAAATTCAAGGAAAGGTAAAACAGTTTGCAGATGCTGCAGGCCCAGGACTAACTAGATTTTACGAAGTTATTAACAGTGAAAATGATTATTCAGGAACCTGGGACGGCGACACAACAACCTTTGATAGAAAATTTACATTTGTAGTAGAAGCCAGCGATTCTTCTGGATTCTCAAAAATACAAAAAACATTTTACTTCACAGTCAATTCTGATGCTGATAAAACATTTGCAAATCTTTATCTCAAAGCATTCCAAACAAAAGATAAACGTTTGGCTTGGAGCAACTTTATCACCGATGCAACTATTTTTAAACCTTCTGAATTATATCGTCCTGGGGATTCAAATTTTGGAGTACAGACAGAACTTAAAATGTTATTGTTTGCAGGTATCGAAAGTACTGCTGCTGAATTATATATTTCAGCAATGGGTCATAATCACTATCGTAAACAACTTCTATTCGGTGATATTAAAACTGCAAAAGCAAGAGATCCGGTAACACAGGAAACAGTCTATGAAGTTGTTTACGTTGATATAAAAGACGATCTAGAAAAAGAATACTATGTACCAATTGTACTCGACCCTGCACTTTATATTCTAGGGCAACGTCTGGTAGGCCGACAAAGTATTTCAAGTGTGGTAGATTTACCAGATAAAATCAATAGTCCTGTGCTGGTTAGCTATGACGCAATCAAAGTTGACAGCGACATACCGTTTGCCAGTGACAAGGATCATCAACGAATTTTTCCAAACAGCATCTATAATATGAGAGAAAGAATTGCAGAAATCGGGGCGAGAGATCGAACATTCTTGCCGCTATGGATGAGAAGCATACAAGATGATGCGTCCTACGAAAGTGGATATGTTAAGGGATTAATCTTGTGTTATTGCCTGCCAAATACATCCGATAGTATTGTAGCTAGAATAAAAGCAAAAACCAATTATGCATCAAGAGGAGAGTGGTCAGAGACTATCCCCTATCAAATCAATGATTCTGTGATTTATGCAGGAATTTATTGGACCTGTATTAAAGAAAATACCAACGAAATTCCAACCCCTGGAATTTATTGGATAGAGAATTTCAATTTTAACAATATTAATTTTACAGCAGATCGCTATCTAATTGATATATTAGACGGGGAAATAGAGGATAAATACCTAGCATTTCCGCAACGTGGAGAAAAACTACCGTGACAAGCAACATAAACTATACATCAATCGATGAAAATTTTCCTTATCCTGGACAGGATAATGATACGCAAACCTTTAGAGATAACTTTGACACGATCAAACAGAGTCTTAGCACAGCCAAAGACGAGATAACTGATCTTCAAGATAATACCGCTAAAGTAAATAACGACAACGATTTTGGATTAAATATCATCCAAAATGCAGTATTGCAAAATAATCGTGAACAGAAATGGGATAGTGGATTAGCCACTGAAAGTCCAACTACCGTAGACTATGAAAATGGTTCGTATCAGATTTATAATCTCGGTGCTGATATAACTATGGACTTTTTAAATTTCCCAGGAGATCCTGTGTTTACAGCAGAACCAACTCCTATCGGTGCAGGTAAAGTTACTCTAGAAATCTACGGAAATGGCGGTGCATCAACTGCGGCAACTGATATCTCTACAGGTAATTCTTATAAAATTACTAGCCTAGGTACCAGTGATTTTACAACCCTTGGCGCAGCAACTAACACCATTGGTACAATCTTTACCGCTACTGATGACGGATCTGTTACCAGCGGTACTGGTACCGCTACACTAATTCGTAAATTAAATTTCCAAGTATCTGGTTCAACTGTAATCAAGAAAGATCCAAACTTTCCAGCATTAATTGTTATAGAACAACAAGATGATCCTATCTTTATAGAAGTATGGAGACATAGTTCCGATACCATTTTCATGCGTTATCTAGGACTATTTTCAGAATAATGTTTCATCCACTTGAAGGCGATCTCAGCCAATTAAAAGACAACGAAGTCGAAGATAAATTGAATGAGCTCAATCGCAAATACTTTCTAGCTGCTCGTTTGGGCAACAGAGAGGTCTTGACACAAATCGCAACTTTTGTTACAATATATAAAGAGGAGATGTCTAAGAGATATCTCGCTAAATCTCAAGGACAATTAGATAACGATTTGGATCAACTGATTAATGTGGACTGAAAATAATACTGAAGCAGAACTAATAGAAGGTGTAATAAAGCATGGTCCAGACATTTTGGAACATTGCCAAACTTCTGATGATTTAACGAAATACATCAATAGACTGTCTAACGAACATCTACACTATCCAATTCCTAAAAAACAAATTAACAGCACACACTGGTTTATTCCTCGCGAATATCAAGAAATGGATATTGAATCTTTTGTGATAGAAAATAGTCCGAAAGAAAATATAGAACGTGTTATGCAAGAACTACACCTGTTCAATAAGCATAATATGATTCCTGTACTAAAAACTATGAAATATGTTGTTGATACTCTTAGATCCAACAATGTTGTTTGGGGAGTAGGACGTGGATCTAGTGTGGCCAGTTATGTGCTTCACATTATAGGGGTCCATAAAATAGACAGTATTAAATACAATATACCAATAGAAGAATTCTTCAAAGGAGATCAAAATGGGTAAAGTATACACAAGCGTCCGTGGTAAAGAAATTGACATGGAAAAAATGGCTTTAAAAAATGAAACATTACCAGCAGTTGGCAATGCTAAGGTTAATGCACGTGGCGATGAATTAGGTCCAGGCGGAAAAATAGTTCGCACACGTGAACAGGTTTTACAAGACTATTATAAGAATAATCCAGCCGCTATGAGCGAAGAAGTGCTGAGTCGCAGAAAGAACTAATATGTCTCTAGATCCGTTGAAGTGTCAATTACGTGCGATTAAAAAGGATGTCCTTGCTCATAACATGGACATGGGCGAGCAAACAACTAAGTCAGGCATTGTTATTCAAAGCGATGACGGTAAGGCGCACGGTGTTAAACCTCGCTGGTGCCAAGTTTATAAAATTGGTCCTGAACAACAAGATGTCAATCCTGGACAATGGATTTTAGTAGAACACGGTCGCTGGACTAGAAAAATCAAAATCGACGACGGTGAAAGTATCAAAGAAGTACAGAAAATAGAAGTTAAATCCATCATAGCAGTAACTGATGAGAAACCTAATGATGTATATATTGGACAAGAATTTGCACACGGAGCTAGTACAACAATTCGTCCAGAAGATTTCGGTGCAAGATAATGCATCTTAAAAGAAAGGATTGGGATGTCGGCAACATCACATCTCAAATTCATTCTTTATCAAGACAGTGTTCTAGTCCTTACAACGACGGCTTCACTGCATTTGAACTCAAAAAAGAACTATATCTCTTAAAACAAATCATCGACCAATCTCTAAATGATGCTCCAGCATTTGGTGAATTGGAAACAAGGTGGTTGACAGAACAGGAACAAAAGCGTATCATTAAGATATTAAAGTCTTAAGGAGAAGCTGTGACTAACCCATTTCGCGATCAAGA